GAAAGTGCCGAAGCCGATGCACCACAAAGCGCGGGCGGTCTGCGTGCCTTCGATCGGCACAGGGTCCCACCCGCCCCGGATGCGGTACAGGCAAGCGCCGATGATGAACCAGAAGATCGACAGGAATGAGATCAAGTGCATGGGGCGTCACTCCTGCAGGGGTTTGAGCGCCAAGCGAGGGCGCCAGAAGTCGAGGTGGCCTTCCCAGGCCTTACGGCAGTGGTCCTGCTCGCCTGTGATGCACCTGTTCAGCCAGTTGACGAAGGAAACCCGGCGAGCGCCCCAGAGTCGGGCGCGCGGCGTCTTGCCGTAGGCGAGCAGTTCCCAGGAGGCGGCGGAGAAGGTGATCTCGCGCTGGCCCCCAACGAGGACATTCAGGAGGCACGACAGGAGAGACAGGAGCTCACTGATCATGATCAAGCCTCGATGGTTGCGCCGACGCGGAACAGGTCGTCTACCTGCTCCGAGGTGATTCCAAGTCCAGCAGTAACGCCATTGACCAGAGTGCCATGCCGGGTGAGCTCGTTGGCGTATTCCCAGGCCTGACGTGACGGGTCATTGGCTGGAAGAGCCAGCAGGGCGTCATTGACCAAATCGAACAGACCTGCGCGCAGAAGCGCTGCTCGCGCCTGATAGTTGGTCACGACGCTCGGCACGTCTGACGGCACGCGGTCGCGTACAGCCAGTTCCTCCGGGGTCAGGCTGCGCTTCGACAGACTCTTGCCGTCCCACACCAGAGCCTCATCCGCAGTGATGGACGGCTCCTGAACAGGGCCGACGAAGCCAGCGTCGGCAATCTCTTGCTCTGTGAAAGTGCCAGGGTCAGTGCGACACCGACCGTCGGCCAGGAAGATCTGAAATGGCAACTCGACTGGGTAGCTGCCGTTGAAGCTGTAAAGGGCCATGTGCTCTGCTCCAGTGTCAGTATTCGACGTAGATAAAGCCAGGGGCGCCGTTGCCAGGGGAGGTGCCTGATCCGCCGTTTGCCGTAGGACCGGAGCCGTTGATCAGCACGCCGCCCCCGCCGCTGCCCGGACCGGAGCCGCCGGTGTCGTCGCCACCGCCACCACCTGCGCCGTAGCCAGTGCCGCCTTGCGAGTTGCCGAAATTCGGCCCGCCATCGCCTCCTGGACCAGGGCTGAAGGTGCCGACAAGCGCGGTAGGCGGGAGAACGAAGGTGTCGCCATACCCGCCGCGACCGTTGCTGTTGCTGCCTGGCCGTCCTGCTGTCCCGCCGGCACCTCCGGCAGCGCCACCGCCTGAACCGCCACCGCCACCGCCAAGACCCATGCCGCCAGCACCTCCCTGGTCGATATTGAACCCGTTTTGCCCAGCAGGTGCGCTGTAGAACGAAAAGTTGGTCGCCTGTTGACTGCCTCCGACGAAGTATGGGACCGCCCCAGGCGGGACGACAAGGTTCCAGAAGATCACCGGTATGCCAGACCCGCCTCCGCCGGCAGAGCCGTTGCCATGACCGTTGCCACCCTGTCCGCCACCCGGCACGAGGATGACCAAGCGGAGAAGGGTGGTGCCGAAGTCAAAGCTGCCAGAGCCGGCAGTGGTGAATAGCTGATAGCGCGTCGCTGGCCAGGTACCCTGCCTCCGACCCTGTAGGGTGGAAAGGGGCGACCAGATGCCGGGTGCCTTCGGATAGGCCCGACCCGGTGAACTTCCGATATACATGTTCAGATCCCCCACCGATAGCGAACGGCGTTGAACAGGTTGTCCCACTCGGTCAGAGTCAGGGCACGATTCCACATGGCATATTGGCCGACGGCATGACTTGGGGTCATGGCGTAGTTGACCCCTGCTCCGCGAGCGCCGATGCGCACTGGGGCAGCTGAGTTGCCACTCGGGGATGTCCCGGTGTGCGTCGCGCCGAAAGTGGCCGTTTGGCCATTCAGGTAGAACCGCCCGGCATTGCCCGCTTCATCAATGGAAAGTCCGAAGAAAAACATTTTGCTTCGAGGGGCGCAAAACGCATTCGTTGTTGCCGCTAGGCTGATCCCTTCGCTGTTGCCGTTTGTGATAGAAAAACTTGGATATCCGGTGTCCCTGTTCAGCGAGCAATCAATTCCTGCAGTCCACGTATCATCGACGGTGCTGTTCGCCACCACAAGCGGGATGCCATTATGGGCCTGCATCATTCCGACACACATGATGGAGAACAGGGCACCCTTCCTGTGCAACGTGTTGAGAAAAGCCGTATTCGTGCCACCATTGCAGACAAGCGCCCCATTTGCATTTCCGGGTATCCGCTCTATCTTGCTCGGCATCTTCGTGGGAGGCACCGTGGGCAACCCGGTCCAGTTGTATGTCGCCTGTGACGAGCCGTCCGCCGGGGAATGCCAGAGGTTGTTAAAATTCCCGTTGTGCGCGTCCATGGCGCAAACAAGCCCATTCCGGGGAAACGCCAGCAACTGGTCGTTTGACGGCCAAGTGCCTGCATACATGCGCTGGATCAGGCTCATAGCGAGAACACTCCCGAGGGGGCGAGGCGCGAACGGGTGGCGAGGTCTTTCGGAGGATTGAAGTTATTCCCGCCGTACAGAGGCACGCGATGGAAGGTCACCTGACTAATGTTGCCGGGGAAGGAGGTCGCGGTCCCTGCGCTGAAATGATCGTTGCCGACATAGAGGTAATTATTAACGTCGTAGTTCAAGTCGGCTTGACAGGCAGTGGAGGCTACCACAATTCCGTTGACCGAAATATAGAGCATGGTGCCCTTCTTCTCGGCACAGACGTAATACAGGGAGCCGGGGGATATCGCCCCACCCCTGGCCTGGTAGATGGTGGAGTTCCCTGTAAAGACGTTGCACTGCAGCCGCCCGTCATTGAGAACGGCCATGCCGAAGGAAGACTGTTCCCAAGCCACGATCTGGGAGCCGAGGAACCCGTAGCTGTTCGCAAGGTTGTCCACACTCAACCAGCAACCGGCAGTGAAGTCTGGCCCACGGACGCCGAGTGGCAGCGACAGAAGACGCGTGTAACCTCCGTTCCCGGCGTAGCGGATTGATCCCTTGCCATCAGGACCGCCCGTGGCAACAAGCGCCGCGCTGCCGCTCCAGGTCAACACGTTCCCGAGGTTGTCAGTAGGGGGCTGGCTGCCCACTGCCCCCTCCCCTGGCAGAGAGAAGGAGCAGAAGGCTGCGTTCTGGTCCACCGTTTCCTCTGCGGCAATTCCGACGTACCCGCCGTTATCCGCGAAATTATGGCTCCACCGGGGCATGATCGTTACGCCAGTTCGATGATGCTGACATACGCGTCCAGGTAGCCTGCCGCAGACGCGCGGATGCGCAGTCGGTCCGTCGCCAAAAGGTTCAGAGCCGGAAGCACCAGGGACGCCCCTTGCGGAACGAGCACATTCCTGGTCAGGTAGCGGATCGTGGTTCCTGCCCCGAGGACATCCACAGCCACATCCACATACGCAGACGCCGACGCATGGATGTTGGCAATGGTGATGTACGCGGTGGCCTTCGTCGAGCCAGGAACTGTGTACGCGAGGTTGTTCGCGTGCGGCAGGGCGTCCGCAGTCAGGGCGAGTTGCGCGCGGTTGAGGGTCTCAGTTGCCATTGTCGTTGGTCCTTACATGCTCAGGAAGTGGCGAGACAGGGAGACGGAACCGGAGCCGCCGCCCATGGGCTGGCCATTCACAGTGGGTGGCAGTTTGAAGTCAGCTACGCCATCCTGGCCAACAGTCAGGCGCTCAACAGGGATGGTGCTTCCATTCGGGGTGGTGGACAGCGACCACTTGCTACCCTTCGCATTTGCTGTCCAATCTTCAGCAGCAAAAAGGGAGAGCTCGCCACCGCCATTCCAACCGAAGGCAAACCCTGTGCCGTCATGACCGCCCACAGCAAGACCGCCAAGATTGTCACCAGCTTTCATGGCGGTGGGCGACGAGACAGTTCCGCGTGCCTTTGCGGAGATAAAGTGATTGCGATATCCGCCATTGGTGCCACAATGCGAAATTGACCGGTACAGCCACTCAGAAGAAGCTTTGATCTCCAAGGGGCCGGACATCGTCCCGCCAGCCAAGTTGAGGTAGTTCGCAGGATTCCAGGTCTGAGCGTTTGTCGCGGCGGTTTGTGCTGCCACCATGTAGTTGTAGGTGTCAGTGCGATATCCAGCGACGATGCCCTTGTCCGTGTTGACGGTGGACTTATCAGCAGAGACCTGCTGCTGCCACGTGTTGACGCTGTTGTACCAGCCAAGGACCCAGTCATGCCAGTTAGAGACCTCCGCACGCCAGCTGCTGACATCCGTGCGCCAGCCGCTGATCTCAGCCCGCCAGCCGCTGATGGTGGCCTTGTCGGTGCTCGCCGCACTCGCGCTCCCGGCGGCAGCCGTCGCGCTGCCGGCAGCATTGGTCTCAGAGGTGGCGGCATTCTGGGCAGAAGTGTTCGCGGCTGCCGCCTTGTTGTCGGCATTGAGCGAGGAGGCTGCCGCTGCCGCCGCTTCCCTGGCGACCGCCGGGGCGATCAGCGCAGTGTCGTTCCAGGCAGCTGGGCCATTGGTCTGGTAACCGATGCCGGCAAGCCCGCGCTGGTTGCTGACAGGGTCGTAGCGGTTGGCGTTGTACGCAGACAACCGGGCGATGGCTTCTAGCTCGGCGGCAGAGAGTGCCATTACAGTTCCTCCTCATTCGCGAACGGCACGCCATCAAGGTCCAGCGCCGCATAGGTCTGCAGGTCGAGTTCGGTGAAGTGCGCCATGTAGGCGTTGCGCAGCCCATGGACAGTGTCGGTCGGGTCCGGCCACCAGAAGAACGGCAGGTCAATGTCCAGCTGGCGCCGCATCTCAAGGAACGACCCCAAGGCGACGTCGCGGCTGACGTACTGGATGGCGCCGACGAATTTGCGCGGCTTCTGGCGGCGACGCCGCTGGATGGTGCCGCCGTCCGACTCCTGCGCCTCCGTGCGACCACGGTAGCCATACTGCGCGCCATAGGCGAAGTTGATCGGGAACTGCAGGGCAGCCGCGACCTCCAGCAGGCTGATCTGCAGATAGCCATAGGTGTTGTCAGGGTCGTTGATGTCGACCTGGACAGCCATGGCGTATTCCTCGCCGGGGACGAGGATGGGGCGATACCAGGGGTAGCCTGCCACCTCGTCATCGGCATAGGTGCGGTCCCACCAGCGGCCACCGTCCCAGTCCACTTGATCCTCAGTGAACACTGCAGGCCAGACGCGGAAGGCACCGCTGTCGTAGACCAGGACGGTCTTGGCGATGTCGCGGTACACCCGGACGCGGGCTGTTGCGGTGATGGAAAGGTTGTGGCGGCCGATTACCACCAGACCAACCTTGCGGAGCTTTGGCATGGTGGCGGTGATGGAGACGCCAGAAAGCGCCCCCGACGCACTGCGCCAGGGGTAGCTCAGAGGCAGGGTGCCGAGGTTGGCAGCCGGGTACTTGGCGTCGACGGACGTGGCGCTGAAGGTCGCCTCAGCAGTCCAGCGAGGGAATCCCACGATCGCATTCGAAGTCGCCATCATCATCCCCAAACTGTGTATTCGGCAGTCATCGTCAGCAGATCGATCTCAGCGGCAGTCACCAGGAACAGCTTGCCAGCATTCAACCCGAAGCGGTCATACTCGACCTTGACCACCTTGCCGAGGTCGACGGCGCTCGCGATGGAAGGCGTCAGCCTGACCTTTACGGCATAGCGCCGCCGCGTAACGCCCAGAAGGCTTAGCCTTCTGGATGCCTCGGAAGCAGCTGCTGCCTCAAGTGCGAAATAGCCATCGTACTCAAGCTCGCCAGCCATGGGATGGCGCGTCTTGGTCGCGGCATTCTCCGCAACGCGCTGGTACCATTGCTGGCTGTAGCGCTGGGTGTTCACCAGGGCCACGCCAGCCAGGGAGTCCTTGCTCTGGACGGCGTAGTTCCGGGCGTAGTTCAGCAGGATGCGCCATGGCGGCACTCCGCCGTCGTCCCGGCTGGTGAACAGGGGAGTGATGCTGATGATGTCAGCATCGTTCAGCGCTCCAGGGCGCTCCAGGGAGAGCCGGGCGAAGGTGGCGACCGGGGTGCCGGTGGGCGCCTCGGTGCGCTTGATGCGCCAGCTTCCTGCGCTGTCCTGCCAGTAGCCGGCACCGACCGTCCCAGCGATGCGGTTCAGCACCTCGCGGCGGGTCGTCTCGGCGCTGTCCACCCACACCCCTACCTCAGCAGCGTTGGCCGCGTCCAAGGTCGTGAGGTCCGATGCCAGGATCGCCCCGGCGGCCACCCCGCAGCGCTCCACCAGGACGCGCTTGTACAGCTGCGCCGCCGTGCGGTTTGCTGCAGCGGCGCCCGTCGTGATGTCGCAGGTGATCTGCCCTGCCGGGATCGAGCCGAGGCGGATGTATGCCCGCTCCGTGGCTGATCCCAGGAAGTAGTCCCAGCTGCTGGTTGCCGGGGTGTTGCTGGTCAGCGCTGCCAGGGACGCCCGCTGGACGCCCTTGGTCAGCGTGGCCCCTCGGTCGCGCACGCTGCTGATCGTCAGCGCCTCAACAGCCCGGTCGACAGGGCAGTAGATCAGGTTCTGGGTGCTGACGCAGACCGGAGCGATGTTGATCGCCGGGCCATAGCCGACAGGTGCCCACTGATCCTTGATGTCGTCGGCGCCTTCGACCCCGACGCCGCCGCTGTTCGTCCCGAGAAACTTGTCCAGCTGGATGGCCTTGTCCAGCGTGGCGGCGAAGTCGTCGAAGATGCGCACCTCGACGTTGTCCGTTCCGACGAGCATCTGGCCGATCTTGCCAGTGAATACCGGGACGAAGGTGCCGTAGGCAGCACCCTCCTCGCCGATCTTGATCGACATCGGGCGCCCGTCTGCTGCGCAATCATTCACGACCAGCCAATCGAGCCAGCCATTCTTGTTGTTCAGCAGCAGGCGCCCGTAGTCGGTCGAGGCAGAGCCGAATGGGCTGCCCTCGGTGAAGATCTCCCGCTTGAGGCGGGAGCGCTCCAGGATGGCGTCGAAGTAGAAATCCGGAGCGGACGGGTGGTCATATGCACCCGTCGCAACCCGAATGACCTTCTCCGCACTGACGGTTGGGTCGTACACCGTCAGTTCAACGAGCATGGTCGTGGCCATCATGCACTCCTTGATGCCGCCAGAGCCGACCTGGAGGCTTGGTCCTCCAGGACATCCACCATCGCATCCAACCGGCCGATGGTGCTGTCACCCGCCCGCGCAGAGACGCCGACCAGACGCTCCAGCAGCCCTGCCAGCCGGTCAAGCCGGTCGAGCATTGGGCCGTTGTCGTTCGTGGCACCAGCAGCCCCAGTGAGAAGCTCGCGCGTCTCGCTGTTGTTGTAGTACCGCGCCGGGCCAGTCAGTTCCAGTTCAGGGCCACGCTCGCCCACGATGCGCCAGCCGCCAGCGTGCATGCCACCCTCGGCATAGCCAGGGACAGAGTGCGACGCCTTCCACTGACGCAGGTAGGATGTGAAGGCGTTCTGAAGGTCGCGGGAGACGATGAAGGCGTTGGCATTGCTGTCCCATCCACCGTTGTACCCCTGCTGCCGCAGCCAGGAAAGGCCGTCCTCGGCGGTGAAGCCAAGGGCGTCCAGGTCTGAGACATCAGAAGGCGCCTGATAGCGGTAGGGGTTGTTCTGCCAGCCCAACTTCTGGTCCATCGCGACCAGCACCTGTTGCTGGACGCTGTCGCTTTGCCGCTGCGCCCACTGCCAGATCTGCGAGGCATTGCCGCTGTTCAGCGCGCTGATCATCGTCGCAGTGTCATCGTTGCTGGCAGAGCCAAGCTCCTGGAGGATCTTGTTCTGCACATCAAGCTGGCTCTGCAGCGTGTTCAGGCTGTCGTTGGCGATGCGGATCTGGTCGCGAGCCTTGTCCTCGACCTGCGAAAGGCCAATCTGCACTTCGTTGAAGATGGTCGAATAGCCAGAGGACGAGCCATAGTAGTCACGCGCGGCATCCAGCACTGTGCGCTGGATGGTGGACAGTTGACCGGCTGCCTCGGCGTCGCCGCCCTTGGCCTGCGCCAGCGTTTCGCGGAACTGCCGCAGAGCCTCGGTCAGGCGCCCGAACGGGTCGAGGGTCGTGGTGCCTTCGTCCGTCAGGTTGCCCAGCCGAGCCGTCTGCACCGACTTCATCACACCCTCCCAGGTGCTCTTCAGCGCCTGGGCGGTCTGCTGCTGGGTCTTGAGCAGGTTGATGGTCTCGCTGGCGTTGTCCTTGCGCATCTGGAGGAGCAAGGACTCCTGCCGCGCCTGCTGGGCTGCTGCAGCGGCGTTGTCCGCAATGGTCTTGGCTTCCCCCTTCAACGTCAGCGCCAGCCTGCCGATGTCGCCTCCGAACAGCGTGTTCACGACATCCAGGTCGGCAGAGCCCAGCCCGCGCAGCAGGGAGGTCAGGTTGGCGTTGAAGATCTCGTCCGCCCGCGTGGTCGGAAGACCGGCAGCGGCCAAGTTGCGGGCATTGATGCCCTGCGTCTTGATCAGCCCATTGATCTGGTTGACGTACTCACGCCCCAGAGCGCTGTTCAAGGCAGTGTCCATCTCCGAGCTAAGCTGCCGCTGGATCCGGGCGGTGGTCTCCTTCTGGATCTGATTGACGGTCTCGACCATCGCCGGGTTCAGCTGGGTCATCGCTTCGCGCATCGCGTCGAACTGACCAGTAAGAGACGCCATCTGGGTCTCGTACTCGGTGTAGTTCGGCGGGTTGCGGAGGGTGTCCAGGTAGGACTTCAGCTGGTCGCTCGCCAGCGCCTTGTAGGCGTCGCCGATGCCAAGCTTGTTGGCACGCTCAAGCTCCGCGATCATCGGAGCAAGGGACTCTGCAGTCGTCTTCTTGGCCGCTGCAGCCACGCCATTCAGGCTCTGATCAAGTTGCGAAAGAGCCGTCTTGCCAGCGTCGATGCCGGCACCCAGGGCAACGTCCTTGGCGAACTCCTCAGCGTCCTTGTTCTTGGAGTTGTTGATGGCTGCCAGGGTGTTGACGCCACCACCGGAAAGCCCGCCCTTCTCCACCAAGGCATACCGAACCATCGCCGCGAAGTCATCGCCAAACGACTTGTACGGCACGGAACCGGCGATGTAGTAGCCATCCTTCGCCGTCTGGCCAAAGCCAAAGTCCTTGACGAGGGAGCCGCCGCCCGCTGCCGCGACAGAGAAGATGCTGGAGATGTAGCCGCCGAGCGCCTTGCCAACCTCTGGATCACCTTCATTGTCAGTGAGGATGTTGCCATAGGTTGCCGTCTTGCCGCCGGCATTGATGGTGACGTCAGCAGAGGCAGTCTTCCCGACAGTGGGCTTTTGCGTGCCGATCAGGCCACCCAGCCCGCCGCTCGCTCCGCCGAGCAGCGCTCCGATCAGCGTTCCAACGCCAGGGATGATCGACCCGATGATCGCCCCTGCAGCTGCGCCAGAAGCTGCGCCAGCAAGGCCACCGACCGCCTTGTTGCCGTTCGCGAGCATTGGCCCGAGGATGCCGCCAGCAGCGAAGCCAGCGCCGATAGGGCCGAGGTAGGAGGTCAGGCCTGCGGTGGCACCCTGGGCGCCCGCCGCACCCCAGCTGTTGTAGGCAGCGAGGGAGCCGGTGGCTGGGTTGATGGTCGTCGCCGCCACCGTCGCCGCTTGTCCGCCGACACCAGGGATGACGCTGCTGCCGATGCCGAGCGCCGAGGCGCCGAAGTTGTCGATGGCAGTGGTGATGCCGCTCGTCCAGGAGTTCGGGATGAACTTGCTGCCGAGCGAAAGGGCGTTTCCGGCAAGCGAGTTGCCTGCACCACCTGCAGCCGATGCTGCGCCCGCAGGAGCCTGGATGCCGAACAGGCTCGGCATCGACCCGACGATCGCAGTCGTGATCGGCAGGACGATGTTGGTTTCGAGAAGGGCCAGAGCGATGCGCTTGCCGAGCGCCTTGAAGGCGTCAACGATGGAAGCGCCCTTGTCCTTCAGAACCAACGCATCGTAGATGGTCTCTGTCCAGTCGCGGGCGATGTCCTTGGCAGTGGACTGGACCTGCTTCTGGTAATCAACGAGCGACTTGTTGTCGGCGATCTGGTCCTGCATCTGGAGCCATTCACGGGCGGCTTCGCTCGTGGTGGAGCCGAACAGCTTCATCGCCTCCTGCTGGTTCCTGATCGCCTGCAGCGCGCGGGCGCGAACCGGCTCGGACTCATTTGCCAGCCTCAACTCTGCCTTGCTGACCTCCAGCTGCTGCTCGGCGGTCTTCAGGTGCTTGGAGTCATCGATCAGCGCCCGGTACTTCTCGATCTGCCGGACCTTCTCGGCGATCGCCTTGCCCTCAGCAGTGTCAGCCGTCGTCTTGGCCTTGATCAACTCCTCGGCGATCTTCGCCTGGGTGTTGGCCTCTCGGGTGAGGCTTACATCCTGCCCGAGTGCATCGTACAGCGCCTTCTGCTGCACGATCTGCTTGTCAAGCTCCTGGTTCTGCTTGGCCCGCGCCTTGGCCAGGGTCTCGCCTGCGGTGGCCGCTTTGTTGGCAGCCTTCTCCTCCTCCTGCATCTTGTCGATGGCTTCTTGCTGAGCCACGACATGATCGATCAGCGCCTTGGTGCCGTCGTCGATGGCGATGCGGCCAGCAGCCTTGGCCTTGGCAAGAGCCTCCGTCTCCAGCCGGGCGCGGAGCGTTCCAGCAGTCGAGAGGTCCTGGTTGTCGACCGTCAGCTTCAGGGTCGCCAGCTGCTGCCGCAGAGCCTCGCGGTAGTCCTCGATCGCCCCCTTTGCCTGGGTGATCGTGTTGGTCGACGTGCTGGTGTTGCTGGTGACTGCGCGGGCGCCGTCGTTGTACTGCCCCAGCGCCGCCTTGAGTGTGAGAACCTCCAGGCGGAGGGTCTTGGCCTTCTCAGCCTGCAGGCCGAACAGCATTGCGATGCCAGCCATGCCACCTTCGGCGCCCGGCATGGACGGCGACATCAGGGCAGACTCAAGCGCCGCAAGGTCGGCTTCCGCCTTCTGCAGCTTCTTCTGGGCAGCCCACTCCGCCGCGCGCCCTTCCGCCTCCAGCGATGCCTTCAGGTTGCCGGAGGCAGCGTTCAACTCCGTGGACATGCGCTTGGCGAAGTCCATCGCCGAGCCATAGTCATTGAACGAAGTCTTGGCTGCCTCGACATTGCCCTTGAGGGACATGATGCCCATAGCGAGCACCGAGACGACCGAGATGGCCGTACCGATCGCGACGCCGATGGGGCCGAATGCGCTTGCAGCCTGCGGACCCTGCTGGCCGAGCACGACCAGGGCGTTGGTGCCCATCTGCAGCTGGACAATGGTGTCCTGCAGCTGGTAGCCAAGACCGGAGAGCGCGCCACGGAACTGGCCAGAGCCACCAGCCGCCGCCGCCTGGGCAGTGTTGAGGCGCTGCATGGCCTCCTGCCCAGTGATAACGCCGCGCGTCAACTCATTCTGCGTCTGCAGGAGCATCTGCTGGCGCTGCTCAAGCGCCTGGGTGGCGTTCTTCAGGTACTCTTGCGAGACGCCCGCCTTGCCGACCTGAGAAGCGAGCGCTTGGCTGGCCTGAGACAGGCGACCCATCTCGTTGGTGAGGCGCTGTTGCGCGGCATAGGCCGGGTCGGTGGAGCGGAGGAGCTCCTCCAGCGCCTGGGACTGCCGCCGGGTGGCCTTGGCGCCGTTGTCGATCTGCTGCGCAGCACCGTCAGCGGCGTTGCCGGCATTGCTAATCTTCTGGATCGTTTGGTCAAGCGCCTCGCTGAAGCGCTGCGCCTGAGCAATCGCACCAGAGGCGTCGATGGTGAGCGTGGTGACGATCTGCTCGTTCTGGGCCATGACGCCTTACCTCCATCACTTCTTCGAGCGGAGCTCCGCTCGAGTGTTCAGCCACAGGGTGTCGAGATCGCGGAGGATCTCGACCTCTGGCACCGTTGGGCGCCGGTTGTAACACTCCTGCCACGCCAGGATGTCCTTAGACGTCAAAGGGAGCGGGTCACCCATCCCTGAGTAACCACGCTCCCTTTGAAGCTCCCGGTGCCACACG